GAGGGTAGTTTCATCGGTTGGAAAAAAGCCTCTGGGCATATCGTAAAATTACGAATTCCGGAAGATGCACGGCGCAGTTCGGCAACGGGACACAAATGCCGTTGTGATAAAGCATACGTCATGGAGATTCAGAACATGGACGGCACCAGGGCAACTGAGGATACCGTTCGTTCCGACCATGACCAAAACTTCGTCTACACCGTCGGTGCCACAGTTGAAGTTCCGGATTTCGACGATAACAGGTGGAGCGAATGCGCACCGGGTATTCATTTCTTCATCGATCGCAGGGCAGCGGTGGAGTACTAATGACGCACGGCTCTCTATTCAGCGGCATCGGCGGCTTCGACCTGGCGGCCGCGTGGGCCGGCTGGACGAACGTCTTCAACTGCGAGATCGACCCGTTCTGCCGGCGCGTATTGAAGTATCATTTTCCCGAATCGGAACAATATGAAGACATACGAACAACAGACTTTACCGTTTGGCGCGACCGCATCGACGTGCTCACCGGCGGTTTCCCGTGCCAGCCGTTCAGCCTCGCGGGCAAACGCAAGGGTACGGCCGACGACCGCTACCTCTGGCCCGCAAAGCTCGGAGTTGTTCGGACTGTTCGACCGCGCTGGGTCGTGGGCGAGAACGTTCTCGGAATCGTTAATTGGTCGCAGGGAATGGTTTTCGAGCAGGTGTGTGCTGATTTGGAGGCGGCAGGATATGAGGTGCAAGCGTACCTTATACCAGCTGCGGGCGTCGGTGCTCCCCATCTGCGATACAGAACATGGTTTGTTGCCCACCGTGGTGAAGCAAGGGCTGAAAGTTCATGGCAAGAGCGGTTCGGAGCCATTGCCGCCGGCTCTACTGCCGACACCGGTCGCGTCGGATTGCGGGAGCGGGCGTGTGAACAGGAGCTTGTCGAAGGGTGCATCCGAGCGGCCGACGCTCGCGCTTGCAGCGCGGATGGGGCTGTTGTCGATGCCGACGGCCTGCGATGCGAAAAACAATTCGTTTCCTCTCAGTCATGCGAAGCGGAAGAGCGGAGCCGTCCACGACGTCATGATTTCGCATCCGTCCCGAACTGGGAAGGGTTCCCGACTGAATCCCCGATATGTGGCCCAGATGATGGGCTTTCCGCCGGACTGGACGGAATTACCTTTCCGGCATGGTGCCGCGAGTCGATCAAAGCCTACGGCAACGCCATAGTCCCGCAGGTGGCGCTGCGGATTTTCGAAACAATAAATGAATACGAGAAATTATGAAAACGGTAACATTGGGAATCAGGTGGAGTGAATTATTCGGTGAGCATAAAGGAGATATGTCCGATAAAATGCGCCGTTTGCGCTGGGAAACATGGAAACAGTTGAGCCGAGATCACGGTCGTTTTGAAAGCATTGCCTGGTGGAGTACTCCCGAGGAACTTTGCTTTAATTGTGAACATTGCGACGGTGACTGGTGTAGATTTCAGTCGCTTCCTTGCACCGTAAACCCGACAACGACATTCTCGAATAACGAAATCGGCTTGGCTTGTATGGGTGTAGGTTATCGCAATAAACAACTACAATTTGAATTCATATGAAAACGTGTCCTCAAAAACGGTTGGCCCGCTGATGCAATCATCGGGCGATTTTCAAGAGTGTGGAATTCAAAAACTATAAAGGAAGATAAATCAAGTAACAAGCATCGAGCAGTCGAAGCGGCTGCTGGAACTGGGCGTTCCGGCCGAAAAGGCGGGTATGGCGTGGGCACAATGTAGTGGCGAATGGCATTTGTCAGTATTTCCCCATTATACCGCCAGCAAAGAATATATTGATAGTGGGATAAGCATTCCTGCTTTCACGGTTGCGGACTTGCTGGGAGCGTTGCCAAGTCATTGCCGAATGCTCGATGGAGCGTGGCTCAATATGGAGATAGTGAGATGGGAGGACATCTGGCGCCTCTCGTACTTCCAGATGGCCTCCGGAAGCGATGAGGTACTGTGCGGCGGCGCAGGGCGGGAATACTACTTTTTGGTACAGTCGACACGGCTTATCGACCTGCTGTACGGAGCGGTCGAGTGGCTTTTATCAAAAAAGTGCAAATGAAGATATGAAAAAGATTATGTTCAACGACCGCTACGGCTTGACGCAGGCGGTCATCGAGGGGCGAAAGACCATGACGAGGCGGCTGGTTCCGTGGGCCCTTACAGAGCAATGGATGGAGTTTGTTTCTGATGCTCCGAGCGTGGGCGGCGTATATGTCCATGAAAGCGAAAAAGAATTTTACGAGAGGGAAGCACCCCGCTACAAGGTCGGCGAGGTCGTGGCCGTGGCGCAGAGCTACAAGAGTTGCGGCAATTACCACGTTCCAAAGGAACATGCAGGATGGGGCAATAAGCTATTTGTAAACCCTGCACTGATGCCGTACCGAATCCGCATCACCGGAATCAAGTGCGAGCGGTTGCAGGATATTTCGGACGCGGAGTGCATGAAAGAGGGAGTAGTAGGCGGGATAATTGGGTATTATGTTCCAGGCATAAAATGCAAGGATTGGAGCAAAGAATCGTATGTAGATACCGAGGACGGCAGAACTTGGAAATTATTCCCTACTCCCCGCGAAGCCTTCGCTTCGCTGATCGACAAGGTGTCGGGACGGGGAATGTGGGAGCGTAATCCGTGGGTCGTGGCTTATGAGTTCGAACTGGTGAAATAGTTACAAATTATGGAAATATTTAAAGTTGAATTCTCTTGGGTAGAGGAAAGCCCCAGCGGAGGCCCGTGGATGGCTAAATCCGAAATAAAAGTATATGATGCTGAAACCGCAAAAGAACTGACGACAAAGATCGATGCGTTTTTGAATGACGATCGAAACGGATACCGAAAGCATATAGAGGTCGATAATATCGAAAGGCTGTAAATATTTTTTCGCAAATCGATCGCCTGCGACCGCCAAAACGAATTTTTTAACCAATATAATTATTATGATTACGATAACTTTCGGTAAATGGGTGTTAGCGCTGGGATTTAATTATTCGTATAATGGCTCATGCTTCTATTCTTCGTTTGCATTCTTACCAACCGTTAGATTTATATGGGTGAGAGTTCTCGACCGAAATCTTTACGAGTTTCGAATCGAGTTCCTGAATTTGTTTTATTCCATTTCCTTTAAGGAAGCCGCGAAACCTGAGAATTGAGCGAAATACGAACGAGCAGATCTTACGGTCTGCTCGTTCGTCATTTTGTCGATATTTTGCGAGCATCTCGCTATTTTATCGATACGTCTCCGATCTCGACGCTGACGGATACGCGTCGGGTTTGCGGTTCGGCCGATGTGTCGATAACCGTCACGGCATACTGTTCGAGGTTGACGATGGTGCTGTCGTGGTCGTGATCCGTGACGGATCGCATTCGGGTGAATGTCCCGGCATAATCGAGCCTCAGATCGCGCAGTACGATGCGCAGGGCACCGAGCAGTTCGAAATCCTCTACGGCAGGATCGGCGGTTCGTCCCACGGCGGATGTCCGTCCGCGTACCTTTGTCGCGACGTAGATGTTTACGAGCACCGTTCCGCGCTGTACGTGCCGTCCTACCTGCTGCCACTGTATATCCGAGAATTCGATCAACGCGCAGGGATAGCGCAGCACCTTCTCCTCTTCGAGGTGTGCGAACTGGTTGTTGTAACGGTCGACGTATGCGACGAGTTTCGAATCCAATAGTGCATGTGCGATGTCCGTGTAGAGTTTCGCGCGAACGTCTTGGGATTGTCTTTCATCCATGATTCAATGCTATTTAATCGATGTTTCAAATGTCGAATATCTCTTCCACGGCGCGTTCGACGATGCGATCGAGCTTTTGGTCGAGCATCTGGCTGTCGCCCATGAACTGCCGCTGCGGCAGCTGCATGTGGCGTGTGTGGCTGCGCACGGTGTGGCTTCCGGTCTCTACGCGCTTCGTGCGTGTCCGCTCCTTTCCGGAGCTCGTGGTGTACTTTTCTTGTACACGTCCGTAGGTGCGGCGCGTGTGGGCGCGCACGGTGACGGTCTCGTCGACGCCGAAGTTATGCGCGGCGGCATAGGGTGCTTCGGCGGCGATGGTGATGCGGCGGAATGTCGCACGACGGATGCGGATCGATTTACGGAGTCTTCCCGTTTTGACGAGGATCGCACGACGACGGCGGCCGTCCGACTTTTTGCGTGGTTTCCATTTCTTGATACCGTGTCCTGTGTCCCAGCCTTGTTTCGTAAATGAGTCGACGAAAAAGTTACGGGCCGCATCGGCCATGGCCTGCGGGAGTCGGATGCGCACGCGGTCGAGTCGATGCCGAAGGTCGCGCCAGGAGTAGGCGTATCCGTTGACAATGATTTTCTTTGCCATTACAATAGTGTCGTTTGGATGAATTTTTCAGTGCGACGAGCCGCTGTTCGTGCATGTTTCGGATCGATCTCATACCCCACGAATCGGCGTCCCAGTTTGGCAGCCATTGCACACTCCGTTCCGCTTCCGGCGAAGGGTACCACCACGAGTGCACCGGGACGTGTCGTGACCTGAATCAGATAACTGGTGATCGCCTCGCCTTTGACTGTGTCGTGCCCGTAGCGTTTCGATGCGCCGGAATCTTGCGGAAACTGCAATACGTCGGTCGACCGTTCGGGAAGATTGAACGGCCTCCGCAACTCCTCGTAGTCCCTCCGCAACTCCTCGTAGTCCTTGCGCAGCTCCTCGTAGTCTCGGCACAGATACTCGCTGTTGGGCCGATCGCCGTTGAAGAGGTTGCGAAGACGTTCATAATTCTCTCGGGTCGGCAATTCCCATTGTGAGCCGCGCGTGAACCAATGTCCGGCCATGCAGGTATGCAGGGCATCGTTGACACGCTTCGGTGTGAAGCCTGCCCGTTCCATTTCCGAGATCATGTAATCTACCAGAGGCTTCATGCACCGTGTCCGGCACATCCCCTGTTCGTATTCGAATACACGCAGAATTTTCCGAGCCTCGCCCTCCCGGATCTCAGGCTTCGACTCATAAAGTATGAATCGTTCTGCATTCGGAATGAATTTACGCGATATTTCTGCGTTTTGCACTTTACCCCAACCGTTCGACTTATTCCATGTGCAGCTATTTAAAAACAGAAACATAGTGTCAAGGATCACCTGCGTATATGCGATTCGATTATCGGAGCCCCACCAGATCAGCGTACCGTTGTCTTTCAATAAACGCCGGCACTCTTCACCCCAGCGGCGGACATCGTTCAGGTAATCGTCGAACGTCGGCCATACGAAGTCGAAATCGCCTTTGTATCGAAAATAGGGCGGGTCGGCGATAATCAAGTCGGCGCAATGATCGGGCAACCGATTTTTCATAAAATCGCAGTTGTATACGACATTTTCGGTGATTTCTGTCATAATTTTTTGGAATTAAGAATTTGTTGATATATATTTGCATTGCATCTTTATGGCAGTCGTTGGACTGCAAGTCCTGCCTGCGGACAGGGCCACCCAAGCGAGCCTCTTCGGAGGCTCGTGTTTTTTAGAATCTTTCGACCTCTCCATCGGGAAATATGACGATGAGCTCATCGAGTCGGTTGTCGCGCTTGGCGGCCGTGGCGCGTTCACGTATGCGGTAGTTTTGATTTTTGCCGCCCGTTGTCAACCGCACTACCACTCGGCGCGCCTGCTGCGCCGCCTTGTTGATGTTGCGCACCATGTTGTTGGGGGTCGTCTGCTTGATCTCGAAGACGTGTCCGTCGAAAATCGCGTCGGCATTTTTGAGCGGATCGGGCGGCAACTCGCCGGCAGGATAGAAGCGTCGTTTCACCGCTACATCGTCCTTGTGAATATCCGGCAGCAGGGTCGCCTTGCGGACGATTCCTTTCCCGAGCAGGATGTCCGTCGCGGCGACGTTCTGCGCCTGCTCGTGGTCTCGATGCAGGCAGCTTACTTCTACGACATGCCCTCCGGGGGTCTTCGCGTCGAAATAGGTGTTCTCGACCGGGATGTATTCGAGAGCCCTTGCGAACGTTTTACTGCTTATGCCATTGAAATAGGTGTGATTCCTGGGAAACAGCAGTCCGGCCTTCGCCAGATTGGTCTTGAACATATCCGGCAGGTCGTCGGGCATCCGTATGAGCTTCTGCGGTGTCGCAGCACCCGATACGACCCGCACCAGACATCGGCAGTTCCACCCGTTCGGCGGGTAGATCGTATTCCATATCGGGTCGCTCATGGGGCGTTGCAGGCCGTTGAGTGCAGCATGCGAGGCGCGCACGCGGTCGTCGCCGACAGTCACGTAGCGTAACATGGGATCCCCGCCGCGCGCTTCGAGCGACGCCCACTCGGAAGCCGTCTCAGCCGCGCCGATGGCTGTGTCGTATTCGGTACGGAGGTAGTCGACATTGTAGCGGCTGTCGATCTTGCGTGCCTCGGTTTGGAACTCCGAGAAGCTGCGCACGCACCCCTCGTCGTCGATAAGCGTATCGGTGAGGGTTCGCAGCTGGTGGTGGTTCTTGGCTACGGAGAACTGGTAAACATTGCGACGGAGGTTCTCGACCATTCCGAAGTCTGGCGTGCCGTACTCGGGTGTTATGGCGCGACGTCCGTATCCGTCGAGGAGCGCTTTGCGCAGCTCGTCGTCAGTGAAGGTCATCGACGTTTCGTCGAAGTCGATCTCCTCACCCTCGAAGATGCGGCGCAATGTTTCGGCAGCGACATGCCCTTCGTCTACCTCTGCCCGTACATCCGATCCAGTTCGGCTATGGCCGGGCTTTTTTTTTTGAGTTCAGCCGTTGCGAACAACCCCGCAGCCTGCTGTTTCACGCCCGTAATCTCGATGTTGTATTTCTCCTTGAAATAGGCAGGGTCGACCTCGTAGTTGGCCAGTATCATCTGCTCGATCTGCAACTGTTGTTCGGGCGTGTAGCTCACGGCTTCGTCCCACACGAACACGTCGTCGTCGGTGAAGGGCAGCCCCATTTCCTGCAACTTGGGTAACAGCTGCCAGTTGACCATCGAGGCGATCATCGCCATGCGGGAGCGTACGACACGGTTGAAGATGTCGAGGTGCGTTTCGGACTGCGAGAGCGACGACCCGTCGTCGATGGTCATCGTCTGGTTGAGAATGGCCTTCGAGATGTTGGTTTGCGCCCGTGCGATACGCTGGTCGAAGACCTGAAAGGCATCTCCGCGCTGCGTTTCGAGGAATTTGATCTCGGTACCTTCGGGGAAAAGGCCGAATGCCGCGGCGCCCATCTGCCGCAGCGCCGACATGATCGTGGCCTTGTCGCTGTCGTCCGTGGAGGTCGTCGTCGCCCACCGCACGGGAATACCGAACAGTTCGCCGAACGAGTCCCAGAATCCCGACATGTTTTTGATGGATATGGCTTCGGGCGCCACTTTGAGCAGGAATCCCAGCGGTTCGTCAGCATTTATGTCGATGAGGAACCGGTTCAGGCGGGGGTTGTTGCGGTAGTCGATACCCATCGACAGGTCGTCGTTGATGTCTTTCAACACCAGCCCGTACTCCGGCACGACGTGCTCGCGCGGAATAAGGTGTACGCTGTCGATCGTCCGGCGTCCGCGCATTTCGACGACATTTCCCAGCTCCACGAGTGAATTCCCCCACGCTTCGGCATCGAGGGCGTGGTGCATCAGGTCGCGGAACCACGGGCAGGAGATGATCGAGGTCTTCTCCGGCAGCTCCTTCGCCGTTTTCTCCGAACGAATGTAGAAGCGTCGCTGCATGACGGCCGTCTCGATCTGCCGCATACAACCTTCGACCTGCGTGTTGAGTACGACGTCGGCGTAGACGTTGTAGAGATCCGCCCGCCGGGGATTCTCGACGTCGGCGGCCGCCTCATGCGCCCGCCGCCAGCGTCCGATGTCTTGGCGGTAGAATGCACGTGACTGCTCGTCGATCTCGATCAGCGCGCGGCTATGTTTGCGGATCTCGTGCGCCACGGCCTCCACACGCGTCTGCGGCTTCGGCCTCCGGAAAATATTGAGCAAATCCATATCAATATTCATTTTGCAGTTTCTCTTCGCTTTCGAAGCGTATGCTCGAATAGTATTCGGGGTTCTTTTCGGGATCCGTTCCATCCTCCTCGGGGTCTGTCAGCGACGGTATTCCCGCGCCGACTTTCCCCGCTGCGACCTGTTCGAGCCAGCGTATTGCAGCCTGGTAGCGGACGTATCGGATGTCGTCGTCCGTCAGACGTCCCGGCAGCGACGAGAAGAGCAGGTAGAGCGTGATGTCGCAGGCGATCATCACCAGGTAGGGATTGCGAGCTTCGCCCGCTTTGTTGAATTCGGAGCCGATGCGATACCGTTGGTAGAGGTAGTTGCGCATCGTCGAACAGGCAGTGCGTGTGAGTGCCTCCATCGATGTGAAGCCTTCGGCCAGTGCGGCGTCGAAGTCGTCCTTGGCGATGATGTTCAGTATGTCTTCTTCGGTGATATACATCTTGCTATGCCGTTTTGTACAATGCCTTTCTCTTCAAGTCGTCAGTCGTGACGCCTGCACGCAGCAGACGTTTGCGACGCAGGTATTTGACGTCGAGCGTCGTCCAGACCTTCAACCTGCCGCCGACGTTGAACACGTAGCAGCGTTTTCCCGTTCGTGCGTGCAGCGCCTCGGCCTCGGCGATGGCGCGCATCAGGCGCCAGCGCGCCCATTTGTTGCGGATAAGTTCGAAAAGTGTCATGTCAGTATCTTGAATTTGAATCGCCACGGCTCATCTGTCCGATCATCGGGGAGAATGCGAATGCACGGTCGAATGCCGCCAGATCGGAGATCGCCCGCTCGTCGGCATCGGGGGAGTCGTCATGCGTGCGGTATCCGGGTTCTATACCCAGCAGTTGACGTGTCCCTTCGATGAAGTCGGCGTTGTTCCGCTCACGCTCGTTGTAGCGTATGCGCCCGTTTTCGTAGTAGGGGTAGACCGACAGCAGGCGATCTATCTTCTTGGTCTTGGGCGACGGCACGACCGAAATATTGAGCTGACGCCCTGCGCGGGCATTGCTCTCGTCGATAGCGCGTCGCAGCGGCTCGTTCCAGAATTGCGATTCGACGCGCCAATGCACGACGACGCCTTGCGGCAGCCGGCTGTCGTAATCCTGAATCCAGTCGAGCGTGCTGTTCATCGTGCGCTGCCGCACGTAGGATGCTATCAGGTACATGCGATGATCGTACAGCCCCCAGATGCGCACGGCGTTGAAATCGTTTTTACCCGAATAGGCCGGATCCCACCGCCCTGTGATGTGCCGGAATTTCGACAGCGACGGCAGCGGCGCCCATGCCCTGTCGATCATCTCCTGCGTGAAGACCTTCCCTTCGACCCACGGCCGGTTGTTGTATTCTGCTTCGAAGGCGATCGTACCCAAATCGTGTTCTATCTGTACGAAATGGTCGTCGGGATATTTACTTTCCCAGCGCGGCTTCCGTTCCGGCCCGACGGTCGCATCAACACGGTGTACTATCCATTTGGGATTCCGACGTTCGAGTTCTCCCTGAATCGTCCTGGGTGCGAAGTTGTTGTTCGGTACCAGCAGGCGCCGCACGGGGCCGTCCATCGTCGGGATCAGAGCCGTGAGAATCCAGTTCGCCATCTCGTCCTGCCGCTTCGGATTCTTAACCGTGTCCTTGTCTTCGAGGTCGTCGCAGATGCAGAGGGTAGGCCGTCGCGCACCTTTTCGCAGACCGCGCACCTCCTGGCCCATGCCGAGTGCCGCGCCGATGAATCGCTCGCGGCAGACGAAGTAGTTGTCCGACCATTGGGATGTTCTCTGTGCGCCGAAATCGGCGATCAGGCGCTCGTTGCCCGCGAATTCATCGGCTATGTCCCCCAACAGTTTCTTGGCTTTGTCTTCGGTGTTGCCTACCAGTACGAGGTAAATGTCCTCGCCGTTGATCCAGAGCCATAACGGGATCAACACGTCGCAGACGATCGACTTGGCCATGCCGCGTCCCCAGCGTACGAGCACCTTGATCGTAAGGTTGCGTTTTACCTTATTTGCCAGATCGACGTGGAAGTCGGGGGTCTCGGCTGTGGCCAGATGCGGGAAATAGGCCGTGACGAAATACCGGAAGGATGCGCAGGCTTTCCGGATGCGCTCCTGCCGCTCCGCTGCGGCCTGTTCGTTGACCGAACCTTGTGCCCGCGCGATGCGGCACCAGCCGTCCCAACGCTGCAATGCCTTGGCTATGTTACCGCTGCCCGCCATCCTTTGTCAAAGAGGTGATGTATTTGTCCTGTATAATGTTCACCGCCTTGGTGAAATTCTCCCAGAAATCCGTCCGTGAAGACATCGTCTCGCGGATCGCTTCGGCATGTTCGGCGTGCTGCGTCATCCACTGTCCGAAGGTCATGAAACAATCGATGTAATCGACCAGTCCGACCTCTTTGTCCAAGGTCTTGATCGATTTGGTTATGCGTAGCAACTCCGTGGTATCGATACTCGACGAGTCTTCGCTGAGCAGATCGTCGATACGTTGAAGAAGTTTCGCGACCATTTCGTGTCGGGATATGCGCACGCCGGCGCGCTTCTCCTTCCAGCCGTAGCGCTTGACCCACTCGGAGACGGTCGACTCCGAGCGTCCGACCCTCGCTGCGATCTCTTTCTGCGAGCATCGCCGCATGAATAAATATTCGGCAAGATCGATCGTGCTGTCCATCTATTAAACTTTTGAACAAATATAGATGTACAGCAGTATTTAATCTATTATTTGAATATATAATATCAATCATTGAATATTATATATACAATAATTTGATATGACGGTTGGGGATCATTTAATTTGTTGAAAAATTTTTCGATGATCGAAGTTCAGAACAATCACGTCTACGCCTACGGTACCATCGGTGATTCGTATAGCGGTGAAGATTTTGCCGCGGCGCTGCGGCGTGCCGAACGGTACGGGAGTCCCGTCGTCCATCTTCACACGTTGGGCGGCTCCGTCATGGATGGTCTGCTGATGGTCAATGCCGTCAAGTCGAGCACGTGGCCCGTGACGGTCGTCGTCGAAGGCGTCGCGGCTTCGATGGGGGCCATCTTCATGCTTTCCGCGGCAAAAGTCAAGGTCGCCTCGAACGCTCTGATTATGCTGCATAGTTCGTCGTCGTGGGGCGGCGGAAACGCGAAGGAGTTGGAATCGCAGGCCGAACTGCTCAAAAAAACCGACGCTGCGTTGCGTTCGTCGTTCACCACACGCGGCATCGAACCGGCAACGGTCGACAGCTGGTTCGACGGCGAGGATCATTGGTTCACGGCCGACGAGGCCCTTGCCGCGGGACTTGTCGATGAGGTCGTCGCTCCGGTCGTCGCGGCGCAGCTCTCGAAGCCGTTGCTGCCGGAGGAGTTGCAACGCATCACCGCATCCCTGGAATGTATATTTTCAAACAATAAGATTATGCTGAACATTTCCGAACTCCTCGGCTTGGCACCGACAGCCTCCGAGGAGGAAATCAAGACGGCGGTTTCCGCACTGAAAGCCGAGGCCGCGAAAGCGCAGGAGTACTGCCGCAAAAGTATCGAGTCGCAGATCTCGGCTGCACTGGATGCCGGTAAGATCACGGCCGAGCAGAAGGATTCCCTGCAAGCCTTCGGCGAGAAGATGGGCGCTGATGCCTTGCACTCGCTGCTGGACGGTATGCAGGTGCGCCAAACGCTGCGGGATCAAATTGTGCACGGCAGCAAAGGCAGCGCGAAGAAGTTCGACGACTACACGCGCGACGAGTTGCTGCGGATGGAGCAGGAGGATCCGACGCGTTTCAAGGAGTTGCTGGACGCCAAGTACCGCGAATAACCACGAAAAATACCATTTAAAGCCTATGAAATTCATCAAATTCATCGTATGTCTTGTCGTGGCCTTCGCCATCGGCACGGCATCGTTCGGTGCCGGCGCCGGCGTAGCCTTCGCCGCGCTGTCGCTCATTCCTACGGGCGCTCCTGCGGGATCGTTGCGTTCCGGTCTCATTCCGGAGGTGTGGACGAAGGAGTTCGTCAAACGCTTCAACCACATTGACCAGGGAACGTTCCTCGACGGCATTCCCGACTATTCGCAATTCGTGCGGCAAGGAAATACCATTCATCTGATCGACTTCGGATGCGACCCCGACGTATTGGTCAATAATACCGACTATCCTATTTCCATTCAGGAAATGGAAAATGCCGACATCGTTCTTACATTGGATAAGTTGCAGACCAAGGCGACACCTATTTCCGACGACACGCTCATCGACGTGAAGGCCGAGTTTATTCCCGCCGTTATCGAGGCGCACCGCGTCAAGATTTCGGAATATCGCCTCGACAAATCGATTTACAATTTCGCGCCGTCGAAAAATACCGACGGGAAGACTCCGGTATTCGCCACGACAGGCGAGGCCGATGAAACGGGTAAGCGCAAGCGGTTCAGCAAAGCCGATGTCATCGCCTTGAAAAAGAAATTCGACGAAATGGAGGTACCGACTCAGGGGCGTCGTCTGGTGCTGTGTCCCGATCATGTCGCGGATCTTCTGATGGTCGATCAGGCGTTCCAGCAGCAGTACTACAACTACTCCTCCGGTGTCATCTCGAAAATGTTCGGCTTCGACATCTACGAGTACGTGAAGATGCCTCTGTATACGTCGGCCGGCAACAAGAAGGGCTTCGGCGTGGCCGCGTCCACGGGCGACACGATGGCTTCCGTAGCTTTTTACGTTCAAAGCATGGCCAAAGCTACGGGAGAACGCCGGCAATATCGTTCGGACGCATCGACGGATCCGCTCTACCAGCGCAACCTGTACAACGTCCGAGAGTATTTCTTCGCAGCGCCCAAGCGATCGAACGCCATGGCGGCGATCTATTCCGGTGCAGTATCTCAATAGTAGCGGCGTATGTTAAGCGATGTTTCTATCGTCAGACAGCAGGGTCTCGGCAAAACGGCCGTCCGTCAGGACGGCATTGCCGGACTCGTTGCCGACGGCGTAGCGTTGCCCGACAAGGTTGCACTCGAAACGCCGTTCGTCGTCACGTCGCTGTCGGAAGCCGAATCGCTCGGTATCACGGAACAATACGACAAGACGAACAAGGTTCTGTTGTGGCATCATATCTCGGATTTCTACGCCGAAGCACCACGCGGCACGTCGTTGTACGTCGTTTTGGTTGCCAAGCAGACGGAGATGGTCGATTCGCTCGACGTGTCGGACGGTGCAGCCAGGAAGCTGCTGAGCTACGCCAAAGGTGCCGTGAAACTGCTTGCCGTGACCTCCATGAGCGACGACTGGGATTCGTCGGGCGACAAGGTCACGGCCGCGCAGGCGCTCTACGATTGGGCCGCCGCACGCAACAAAGCCGTGCAGATCTTGCTCGAAGGCCGTGCGTTCTCTCACGGTGCGTATATAAAGTTGCGGGAGCTCACGGCAAACCGCGTATCCGTGGTCATCGGCCACGACGCCGCAGTGGCTGCCGAAGACACGGCCTACGCCAACTATGCGGCCGTGGCCCGTTTCATGGGACGACTCGCGGCCATTCCCGTGTCGCGCGATGCCGGACGGGTACGCACGGGCGCTGTGAATATCGCTACGGCGGGACTCTCCGACGGCAAGAAGGCGACCGATCCCGACTACTACGATGACGACCAGCTCTCGGCAATAGACTCCGCAGGATACATCTTCCTGCGGTCGTTCGACGGCTTGGCCGGCTGGTTCTGGAACGCAGACTATACGGCAGCGCCGTCTACGGACGACTGCGACACGATCCGCATGGGCCGTACATTAGACAAAGCGGCCGATCTGGCGCGTCTGAAAGCCTTGGAATGGCTGCGCGACGACGTGGAGATTGACGCCTCGACGGGCGAGATCGCACCCGAGGTCGTGCGTTCCATCCAGGCCGACATCGAGACGGCCGTGCTTACGCAGATGAGCGAGGAGATCTCCGGCGTGGCATGTACGATCGACCCTGCGCAATCGCTGTGGAATGTCGACACTCCGCTGGTAATGGATCTGGCGATCGTCGCGCGCGGCGTGATCGCACACATGAAAATCAATGTTTACTATACCAATTCTCTGAGCGATGATTAACGGAACGGAATACGCCTTCGAGGACGTGAAGATCTCCTTTCTCGGTCGCAGCCTGCGCGGCTTCGTGAGTTTCAGTTATGGCGCGAACAAAGCCTATACGAATATCCACGGCCGGGGCAACGTACCCATCAAGCGAGGACGCGGAAAAAAAGATGCGGAGCCCGCGCGTCTGACGATCCTGCAATCGGAGTTCGAGGCCATACAAGCCGCGATGCCCGCAGGTACCGACGTCACGGATCTGGCGCCTTTCAACTGCGTCGTGGCCTACGCTCCGCTGGGCGGGCAGATGGTCACCGACATCGTACCCTACGCTCAGGTGACGCGTTATGCCAAAGGTATGACCACCGACGACGGTAACATGACCATCGACTTGGAAATGATTACCGACATTCCCCTGTTGAACCAATAAAACACGATTACAATGGATTTTAAAAAGATTCCTTTCGAACAAAACGATAAGATCGAATTGACCGACGCCGAGATTGCGGCGGCTAAGCGCACCTACGGCGACATCTATCTCATCGAGGTGGACGGCAAGAAGATCTACATGCACCGTCCCACGCGCCAGATCTTCGACCTGGCGCAGACCTCGGCCATGAAACGGCCTTCGCTCTTCGAAGAGACGATCATGACCAACTGCTGGCTGGCGGGCAATAAGGAGATCCTCGACGACGTGGAACTCTTCTACGGCGCCGCTCGTAAGGTCAACGAGATCACCAAGGTTGCGGAGGCGGAGTTAAAAAAGTTATAGCCTCGCGGGGCCGTGTGGCGAGCAACCCCGTGAGGATGGTTAATGCCATGCTCCGATATTATTTCCACCTCGACCCCGACACGCTCACCGACGAGCAGTGGCAGGCCCGCTGGGAGGAGTTGCAGTGGATACGAGAAATTGAAGCGAAAACAATCCGATGAACGTTCGAGAGGTCATATTCGATATTATCGGGAGGGACAGACTCTCCCCGACGTTGGATAAAATCGGCGTGCGGGGAGAGTCTGCACGTAAGGTGATGTCGTCACTCAATCGCCAGACGTTGACCTTCAACGACAATATCAAAACGGCGGCGGCCGAGATTCCCGGCCTTTCGCGCGGGTTGACCATGTTGCGCAACCCTGCGATTATCGCCGGAACAGCTATCGCCGGCACGACGGTGGCGCTCAAACGTGCCACGGATCAGGCGGCGCGCTTCAACCACGAGTTCCGCAATCTTGCGAACCTGAATCTGGGCAAGACCCGCTCCGAACTTCGGCAACTCAAAGAACTGGTCATGTCGACCTCCTATGCCGGCGGTTTCGACCTCTCGAAAACGAACTCGGCATTTTTCGACGTACAGTCCGTCACGGGATTGTCGGGCGCTGCGGCTGCACCTATGGTGCGGAAGGGTATGGAGTTCGCGCGACTGCTGGGCGCCGATCCTAACGCATGGGTGCAGGGGTTGGCGCTCGCGCAGGCCAACTTCGGATTCTCGAACCGCGCGATCGACGATTTCCAATCCAAAGCCTACGCGACGCTCAAAGCCGGCAACATCACCTTCGACCAGATCGCGCAGCTTATCCCCCGCTTCGCGGGTGCTGCGGCATCTTCGGGGCAGGGTTACGAAGAGGCGCTGAAAATGTTTACGCTCTTCACCATGCGTTCGTCGTCGCGCGACGAGGCCGCGACGATGACGCAGGCGTTGTTCCGCGACCTGACGAATGCCGGAGTAATCAAGGGGTTCACGGCCGCCGGCGTGAAGATGTTCGACAAGAACGGCAATATACGGCCCGTGTCGACGCTGCTCGAAGAGCTGAGCGACCGTTTCGCAAAGGTTCGCGCATTGTCGGGCGACGCGGGCGTGGTCAAGCTCCGCAACCAGTTCGCGGGGTCGGAGGGGATCAACGCCTTGTTGAACACTGCCGCCGACCGCGCCGCGACATTCAAGGATCAACTGCGCAACTTCGCCGATTCGGAACTCGAACTGGGGCGCGCACGCGAGATCGCAAAAGACGACGCCGTGCTGCTTTCGGAGGAGCTGCGCAATAAACTCAATATTGCCGTTACGCAGTTGGGCGACGCATTGGTGCCGCTGAAATTGCGTTTGACCGAAACGGCGATCGGGGTCGTGAATTTCATGAACTCGATAGGAGGGAATAAACCGGCGATCGCCGCAGCCTACGACAACACGATATATTCGGGATATTCGGAGCGTTACAACGGGTTCCAAAACCTCACGGATGCGCAACGCGAATCTTTGCGCGCCGAGCTGCTGGCGGATCGGGAACGCTATTCGCAAACGAACCGCGCCGTGCAGATGTTGGCAGAATCGAAAGGGTTGAAAGCGATGATGTTCGCTCTCACGGGATTCGCGGCCCCCGGATTGATCGCATCGGCCAACGATGCCGCCTTCGGCAAGTCGGGAGCACTGGCGGCCGTAAACCGAATATACGGCGAAGTGTTCGGCGACGCGGGCGCCGCAACGCCCCTACTGGGCGGAGGCAAGACGGGCAGCACGGCCACCGACGCCGCGGCAATGCAGGCGGCACTCGCCGCCGCGGGTGGCGGGCGGCAGCAGAAAGTCGTTAACGTCACTATCGGCTCGCTGGTGGGCAGCCAATCGTTCAACACCTCGGTGCGCGAATCGCGCGACGACATCACCTCGGTAGTCGAGGAGGCATTGTTGCGCGCGATCAACGGCGCCGAACAACTCGCAATATAGTAATGAAACTGCCCACATCCCTCAAAGACCTGATCTTCGACACGTCGGGCGTAATCTCAGCCGTCGACCTGTACACGTACCTCACGTCACACGTGCGGCGCGTGAACTACGATCGTGAAACATTGCGTCCCGATTCCTATCCCGAAGTGCCGGTCGAAACGCTGGATTCTGCGCCACGCGTGTGGGACGGCAGTCTCACGGGTACGGCGACACGCAGTTCCACGTTGGGCTACGCCGCAGCGCAGCGCGGTGATCTCTTCATCTCGCCGCTGACTGTCGACGGATGGACGTTTCCCGTGGATCCGCTTATCGGCGTGTCCGTCTCGAAGACCATCGTGCAGACGCAACTCGGCGACGGACGCATACCCGTTATCGAAGAGGTCGCACACAATGGCTTCGACGTGTCGATCAGAGGGGTGCTCATCAACGAGGACAACGACGACTACCCCTACGATCAGGTCGCGCAGCTCAACAACCTCATCAACAAGCGCGGCGGGCTGGTCGTGCAGAACAACATCCTGAATCGCTGCTACGGTATCGAGCGCATCGTCATCCGCAACGCTTCGCTGCCGGGCGAAGAAGGTATGCAGTCCATGCAGGCGTTCACCATTTCGGCCGTGTCGGATCGAGACGTGCAACTTGAAATACGGGAGGGCTGGTCATGAGCTTCATTCCGATAAAAGAGGCCACGATCGGCCGTTACATCTTCCGCACGTTGTCGAGCGTGACGATACGACGTTCACGCAAGGAGATCGCGGCGACGGCCGAAATTACCCTGCCGGCAGAGTATGACGGCAAGTACCTGTGCAACGAGATCAAAGGCGGCGACGAAGTCGTCATCGCATTGGGATATGATGACCGGAAAACCGAGGAATTCCGCGGCTATGTCGTCGATGTCGCACAACGGCGGCCCGTAGTCATCCAGTGCGAGGACGAGACCTATCGCCTCAAACGCATGTCGCCCAAGGCGCGCAGCTGGTCGAGCGTCAAATTAAAGGAGATTATCGCCTACGTGCTGCCGGATGCGAAGACGCACGACCTCCCCGACGTGACGCTCTCGCCGTTCCAGATCAAACCCGGCGGCAGCGTCTTCGACGTGCTGGAAAAGCTGGTCAAGACCTACGGTTTGCAGGCGTTCTTCAAGGATAAGACACTGCACGTCACGGTGCCCTACTACGATATGAACGACGGTACGGTTCGTTACGATCTCGAACGCAACGTCATCCGCCCCGATCTGACATTCCGCCGCGAGGGTGACGTGCGTATCCATGTACGGGCCGTGTCGATCCTGCGCAACAACAAGAAGCTGACGGCCGACGTGGGCGATTCTGACGCTTCGGCGATCACCACGCTGCACTTCTACAACGTCACGACCGTCGCAGAGTTGAAAAGGCTGGCCGAAGACCGGCTCAAAACAATGAAGTACGGAGGATTCTCCGGCACGCTTCTCACTTTCGGTGTACCATACGCCGAGCCGGGCATGGCGGCCGAGATCCGCGACCGGCGTTTCAGCGGGAACCGCTTCGGCCGTTACATGATCGATGCCGTGACGACGACCTCCGGCACGGGCGGCTTCCGCCGCGAGGTGGAAATAGGCCGAGCATTGAAAAAACAGAACGCACAATGAGCCGACAGGACGAAATACGAAACGGTATCCGGCGCCTGGCCGGAGGTGCGGTGCCGATGCTGCTGCGTATGGGCACCGTCACGGCTGTCGACGAGACGGCACAGACCTGCACGGTACACATCGACGACGGCTACGACCTCGACGACGTGCGTCTCACACCCGTCGAAGATGCGGAGTTGCTCGTCGTTCCCGCCGTCGGAGCATGGGCCGTCGTGGCATCGATCGAGAACAACGAGTACCTGAATATCGTCGTCAGCGTATCCGCAGTGCAGAAGATCGTCGTAAAGGCCGATATGCTGACGATCAACGGCGGGACACTCGGCGGCATAGTCAATGTCGAGACGCTCATCAGCGAGCTGAAAGCCATTAAAGACGATTTAAACATGCTGAAATCGAAGTTTCAATCCTGGAAAGTCGTGCCCAACGACGGCGGCGGAGCACTCAAAACCGCCATAGCGGGATGGAGCGCCGTGAAACTTCGGCCCACAGACCGCGACGCATTGGTCGACGACAAGATAACACACTGATATGAAAGACTTCGGAATCATCTGTGCACCCGATCTCGTCGCACACATCCAGCGCGACGAGCAGGGCCTCATAACGTGCGGCATGGCCATGGGCGACATTCTCGCGCAGAACGAATCGCTGTTGGTCGTCGCGGCACCCGGCGAGTTCAAGGCCACGCCGACAGTGGGGGCCGGTGCGATGCGGTTCTTGCGCGACGACGATACCGACGCTTTTATCGCCGCCGTCTGCTCGCAGCTGCGCGGCGACGGTATGGCCGTCGTGGCAGTAGAATATAAAAACGACGAACTGAAAATCGATGCGTCGTATGAAAGTTAGGACGGAAATCAAACAGACCTTCTTCGATCTGGCCGTAAGCTATGCCGGCAGCGCGGAGGCTGCCTACGACATCGCCTATGCCGCCGGATGCAGCGTGACCGATACGCCGCCCGCAGAGGTGGAGATCCCCGACGTGCAGAATGCCGCCGTGGCGGCGTATTTCGTACAGCAGCAGGTAACTCCCGCAACGAAGGCCGACGATACGGAAATAAACGGGCTATTATGAGAACATTGAATGAAATAACGGATACGATCAAAGAGTCGTTCGTCAACGATGAGACGATAGCACAGATGTACGGACTCGATGCCTCGAAGACCTTCGACGAACAATTCTCGCGCGTGAGCTTCGAAACCGTGCTTATTTATATTGTGGCGATGGCCAGTTACCTCTGCGAGCGACTTTTCCTCACGACGTCCGACGAGGTGACGACGGCTATCGACAGCCGTTACATCGCCTCGGAGCCATGGTTCCAGCAGCGGGCGATCGAATATCAGGATGGCTATTCGCTCATCTACAACCCCGCGACCTATACCTTCGAGTATGCCGAGCAGGACGAGGCGGCGCGTATCGTGGAGTTTGCCGCTGCACGCTCCTATCTCGACACGAACGACATACGCCGCATCCGTATCCTCGTCTCCAAGAAGGAGAAGGCGCCGCTGAGCGCCGAGGAACTGTCGCGGTTCAGTACCTACATGCAGCGTATTGCACCGGCGGGTACGCGGATGACTTTCGTGAGCAAGCAGAGCGACCGGCTGCGCATCACCGCACAAGTAAACTATGACCCGTTGTTGCTGAACTCCTCCGGAGAACGAATCACCGATGGTGTGAAGCCCGTAGACATCGCCGTGCAGGAGTATATCGACGGTATTCTCTACGGCGGTGTATTCAATAAGACGAAGCTCGTCGACGCCATACAAGCCGCAGAAGGTGTCGTGGATGTCGTGCTGCAAAGCGTTTCGACATCGAGCGACGGCGGTTCATATACCGTGCTGGACGGCACCTCCTACGCTTCGACCAGTGGCAGCTTCATCATCGACAACCTCAATATCTCATATCTCTCGCAAGATGCAGATTGATTGGAAGAGACATATCGTTTACAACCTTCCGCTGGTAATGCGGCAGCCGCGCATCGTTCACCTGTTGCGCAGCTTGCTGGCGTCGCTCGCAGACCTGCACGACCGTGCACAGACGTGGCGCGTGGAGTCGTTGCGGCGTGCACGCTACGACTCGTCGTCGATCATGATCGAACGGATGATCTTCGATGAGATGGGGTTGGAAGTCGTTATCGATAATTTCGATGCGGGAAGTTACGACTTTCGCGTGCGGATCCTCTCCGAACAGACGACCTATGACGAAGCGCGGCTGCGGGCGCTCATCGATAAGTACAAAGCTGCCGACAAACGCTATCTGATCGGAAACGGAAACGTATCCTATACTGTCATCTATCAGGATTACACCTGCGAGAAGACCGACGAACGATTCTCGGTGGAATATACGGCCTACGTCTGCGAAAAGCATGATTACAAGGAGACCGTCACCATAAGACTCTACGGGCGGAATAACAATGACGGAAGCATAGAACTCTATGCCAGCACGGGCGATACCCCCGTAGCTTCGACGATTCATATCACGGCGGCAAGTGCCCTCTCGTTTACGATCAACGAAGGAGAATCTACATCCCGCTCGACGATCATTTATGAAGAACCCGGCGGCGGTATCATCTCCATATCGCCTACGGAAGACAGTACATACAAATATAAATTTGAACCGGATATAATATGGCTTACGTCAACACGGGATACCAGCGTTCACTGACGCTGGTAGTAAAAAAATACGTCAACGGCAGCGAATCGTCGCGCACGGTCTACAACGGGAAACTGGCTTTCTCCATCGGCCAGAAGTCCTACGGTGCGATCTCGGACACGACATTGGCGCAGATGGATCAGAGCGCTTATGAGGATCGGTTGAATGACTTCATCGAGTATGTCGAACAGCAAGTGCCCGGGCTTGTCGTCGCAGATGTGACCGAGGAGGGATCCGAAGCTCGGCGATACAATACGACGAGTTGTCCGTTCGGAAAATAACGATTATGAAAGAGAGAGCTTATATCTACGCCGGTGAGACCGTAGTCCTGCGGTTCGAGGCGCGCAAAGAGGGGCAGATTCTCGATCTGTCGGGGTATGATGTGGAAATAGACATCGCAACGACAGCAATGGGAACGCACCTCGTAAAACAGTCCGCAAAAGGAGAGGTCGACATCTCGCAAGCGGCACGCGGGATGCTTCTGTGTACCCTCTCGGCCGAAGATACGGGATCGTTGACACCCGGTACGGCGACGATCGGTGTGCGGCTGTTGCATGATACGTTCGTGCGCATGGGCTTCGATGCTTCGATCGAAGTCTTGCGCCAGGGGGCGACACCTGGCGCCGTGCTGAGCCGCACGGCGCAGCCCGTCATTACGTTGCATACACCATGTATCTGGGTCTATATGGACTTTGCGGCCACACGCGGTGATGACGGTATCACGCCCCACATCGGCGAAAACGGCAATTGGTTCATCGGCGACGAAGATACGGGGGAACGTGCACTCGGTGTGACGTATGACGATCTTACACCGGAGCAGATCGAAGAGTTGCAACGTCCGGCCACGGAGGCTGCAATAGAAGCGAATAAGGCCGCACAGGCGGCCAAAAATGCGACGGAGTCCGCAACGACAGCGACCGAAGGTGCCGTAGCGGCGGCGGCAATGGCGAACACCGCGACGGGGGCAGCCACGACAGCAACTACGGCGGCGAACAGAGCCGCCGCAGAAGCGACGGCCGCAGCGGGCAATGCTACGACGGCAGCAACAGAAGCCGATGATGCGGCGACGGCAGCGAATGCCGCAGCCGCAAGTGCAACAGGTGCCGCAACGGCGGCAAATGATGCAGCGGGGGCTGCGAATGCCGCAGCCGAGGACGCTACGCACGCCGCCGAATCGGTGGGAACTGCCGCCGAGGATGCCGCCTCAGCCGCGAAAGCGGCGAACGCAGCGACGGAAGCTGCAACGACAGCAACTACGGCGGCGAACAATGCCGCCGCAGAAGCGACGGCCGCAACGGGCAATGCTACGACGGCGGCAACAGAAGCAACTAATGCCGCGAATGCCGCAAATATCGCAGCAGAAGGTATTGACGGAAAGATCGCCGGCAAAGCCGACCTCGACCCCGCGACGGGATATATCAAATCGTCGCAGATAGCTCCTCTCGAAGGGCGTCAGACGGGCGTCAAAACGGGCAACGGAGGCTTCGTGTCGACTGATCCTGCCTTGTGCCTCTCCACCGCCAAGACACTCGTCGTAACCTTCAAATGCGACGGAACGCCGAACTCGTTCCTCTATTTCGACCACGGCGGTTCCAACGCGAACCTCGGAGTATCCATATTCATCGCATCGAACCGTCTGTTCTGCAACATCGGCCCCAAGACCCTCGTGTCGTTCAATCCCGAATCGGGGAAATTGTATCAGGTCGTGATCTCATTCGACAAAAACGGAACCTCTGCGGGATATATGAATTCGGTAAAGGATCGGGAGACCACCGACTATTCCACGATCACCGACCCCACGCATTTCTGTTTGGGGGCACTATCGGACGGCAGCGGGTCTTTCTCCGGAGTCATCCTCGGCGCACGTCTCTTCAACTACGCCCTTACGGCCTCGGAGGTCGCTACGCTGTGGAACGGCGGCGAACCCGAACGGTATATGCTGCCTCTGTCGGGTGAGATGCGCACCGGACTTGTCGCCGAATACATCGCTGCCGGTTTGTTGGCAGACAAGTGGCGCGACACGTCGGGTGCGGGCCTCGATCTGCCGTATGTTCCGACTGCAACGGGCGGCACGGCCGAACTGTCGTATCAAAGTGTCCCGAATCAAGGCGAGATAGTCATAGACAGCGGTATATTCTTTACCGATATTGCCGAAGGAACAGCCAATAAACGGATCGACGTACCGAGAGGATATGTGGCTCTGGCCGTGGCCGTTTATAATTACAATGCGTCTGCATTGACAAATGTCATCGTGCAAAACTGGACGGATGAACGGGCGTTCATATACGGCGCGACGGTCCATAACGCACGAGCCGTATATTCAGTCTCCGCCGCCGGTAACAAATCCGTATATAATGGGACAGGTATCACGATAGACCCTACTGTCCAATATCTTAAAGTTATGGCGACAGGAAATACGACGTCCGGAGGTATGCGAGTAAGAGTAATATGTAAATATTTAGGGGTATGAGAAAGAAGAT